GGCAGCCCTTGGCAAGCTAGGTAATAACAGCCTATTAGATGGCAACCCTGCAGCTCTACAACCACACGGCGCAGCGTTTCGCCTCGGGCGCCAACAGCTCAACGGATACCTACAAGGCCAAACTGCTCTCGGCAGGAACCTTTGACGCCACAAACACAACCCTTGCGGCAACCGGCGGCACAGAGGTGGCTAACGGCAACGGGTACACCACTGGCGGCGCTACGTTGGCCAACGTAACCGTAACCACGGTCACCACCAACGATGCCAAGTTTGACGCGGATGACGTGACGTGGGCAATCAGCGGCGGAACAGTTACTGCAGTGGCCGCCGTGCTCTACAACGACACCGACGCCAACGACCCACCAGTTGCCTTCATTGACTTCGGAGGATCACGCTCTGTCAGCAGTGGCAACAACTTTGTGCTCAGCTGGAACGCCAACGGCATCTTTACCTGGACGGTGGCATAAACATGGCACTTACCACCACCATTAGCCAAAAAGAATTGGCCCGCGTTGCCAACCTGGCCTACGAAGGCGAAACGCTCAAGGTCATGCTTTGCTCAGTCGGCGCCAGCGGCTACACAGCCGAGAGCACGGTTGCCAACTGGCAAAGCGTTGAGAAGAGCGGCAACGGCTATGTGCGCTTTAGCAGCGTGATTGCCACGGGCTCTTATGACGCCACGGATGCCCGCTACGAGATTCCAGCTTTGGACGCGGCGTTCACGGCGTCTGGCGCGGGTTACAGCTACGACCGCATCGTCTGCTACATCGACGGCGCTACCTACATCCACAGCCTGATCGTCGAGGACCCCAACATCACCCTGGCCGCCGGTCAAACACAGACGTACCGCATCCAGCTTGTGACTGACGACTAGGCATGAGCACCCAGATCAACGTCACGGTTGGGTCGGGCGGCTTGCCTGAGAAAGCCAAGCAGCAACAGCAGGCTGCGCGGCAAGCCCAGCTAGAGAAAGAACGCCAGCAGCGGATTCAAACGCAAGGGCAAGAGCAACGCAACGCGGCTTTGGCCGCTGAGGGCACAGCCCCTGATGGATCGTTGCTGTACGGAATTGGCGCTCGGCAAGCCTTGACACAACCAAGGCCCGCTGCCTTCCGTTCTGGCAACAAAGAAACAGTCACCATGAGCTGGGTTGTCATCGGCTCAAATAATTGGTACGCAAATATATCTAGTGATTTTACCGGCACAATTATTAGAGCACTTGAATCAACATATACAGGAACAAATAGCGGGCGCAGCTTGCACATCAGCTCTACCGACGGCACATACTGGCACAGTATTGTAAACAGCTCTGATCTTAAAGCGCCGGCTGGATTTACCCCTGGCGAAAACACATCATTGCCTCCCAGCAATGAAACATACAGGCTTGACACAGGGATAAATAACGTAGTGTTTGATTTGTTTCCAGTCGGCAAAGGCGTTTTCATCGCTACGTTTCGGTTTGTACTGGCTTATCAAAAGGCTTGCTGGACGTTCTCAACGCCGCCTATCCCAAATTACGTTGTCACCTTAAACCAGGCAACACCGATAACAACTATTTACAAGAGCTTTTTAGTCTCAAAAAGCTCTGTCAAGGAAATTACCACTCCACAAGCGGCAAAAGATTATTTTGATAACAAGTTTCCTGGCCTTGTCCAAACCTCTAAAACATTACGACGGTACACTGGAATCGGCACAGTTTTAGAGCAAAGAACAACGCCTAACCCAGCATATACGTTGCTGAACGATTGGGGCTCAGTTACTACGTTTGACTTTGTTCAAGGAGCATTCAATCGCACCAGTCGTGGCCCTCGGCTTTGGTGGTTAAACGGCTGGTGGCAAAACGCAATGCCAACCGTGGGCGGATCGTTGTCAAACAACAGCGCTTTAATGTTTGGAGCGCCGGCAGTTTATTCTCGCGCAACAAACGCCACCACAAACTGGCAAAATTATTTTAATTCAACAGACGCGACTGGAGTAGTTACAAACGATTTTAGCTCATGGTTTTCTTGGTTTGCTAATTCTTACGCGCAAGACCAAAGCAAGATCAAAAAACCGTTGGCCTATTATGTCGCCAGCTATTCTAACTTATATTCAAGCCCAATGGCAGTTCAGGTCCCGTTTTATCAAGCGCAAACAGCGATGCCAGTTGCGTATGATTGGTATCAAGGCGTTTCGCCTCGCGTGCCACCAACAGATGCTGCTTACTGGAAGCCGTTTATAACGCTGTCGTTTGCAAATAATGCACAAGCAATGCCAACGGTCGCCGGGGTGCAAAGCAATGACAGCGGCAGCGCTGGGCCTGATCAATATTTCTGCGTCACAACCGATTGGGGCGAACCAAAATACTGCCAACAGCAAGCGTTAGCTCTAGGTTTTACTCTTGCCGACCTCACGCCATGACCCGTACCCCACCCCCAGATCCACGCCGCTTGAGCCAGCAGCTCAAGATCCAGACGGCTGCCAACCGCTATGCCAAGTTGCTGCAAGACAGTGCGGCTAGAGTTATCGCAAAGATTGTCAACAGCTAATGCTGCCGTTCATCACTCCACCTGCTGCGACCACAACCCGCCGCGTTGGTAATGACCGCTGTGGTGTGCTGGAACTGGAAGTCAGGGGCGGCCTGACAGTGGGCGAGTCGGCCACCATTGCCGAACTACTGGCAGGCGAGCAAAGCAGCTTTGTGCGTGGCGCCCAGATTGCTGACGCCATTGCCAAAGAGGAATCGCTAAGCCTGACCGAGGCGTTTCAGATCATCGAGAGCGCCATTGGCGGTCGAACGCTGGAGCCGGACGCCGATGCCATCCGCCTTCGCCACGCCGAACGCATCGACGAAGTCGGTCGCGTCTTCGCGTTAGCCGGGCGCCGCGACCGCGAGGCCACCGTCACGGCCCTAATCCGCTCCCGCTGCAACCAACCCAACTGGAGCCTTGCCGACACCCAGAGCCTTGATCAGGTGTTGTTCGACGACATCTGGGCGCTGGCGCAGGACGAGCAGGACGCCGAGAACATGCCAACGGCACCGGCTACTGAGGACGAGCTAAAAAAGCCGCAGCCGGAGCAACCGGCCGACAAGAAACGCCCTGGAGCGAGATTTTCTGGGAACTAAGCCACGCGTACCCAGGCACCTTCGACCGCCCCAGCTTTCACCGCGAACTACGCGTCGTGGTGCTGGCCGCTTGGCGCCACCTCCACAAGATCCGCCGCGACCTCGCCTCATTGCAGGAGCTGCCCATCGCCGCCTTGCAGGCACTTCACGCCAACATCAACCGCGACCCCAAGCGCACTAAGCCGTTCACTGCGCTGGACTTTGCGATGTATCGCGAGCGCGAAGCCGACGACAAGGTGCTGCCGCCGGCGGTAGCGGCCACGATGCTGGCGCTCCGCGCCGAGCGCAAAGATGCCCCAATCCTGCTAGCGGCATGGGAGAAAGTGCTGGCCAGCGCCGACGGCTCTTCGCGGCCCCCATCGGTACGGGCGTTGCACTCCGATGACCGCATGGTGTGGATTGTCTGCCCCAGCTGGGAGGGCAAGAACATTCGCGCCGGATTGATCGCCGTCGGCGATGCCATTAGTGGCCGTGTGGTGTTACGCGACGTCGACCGCACCCTTGCCACCTATGCGGTAACGATCCCAGACCGCCGCACTTTTGCGTGGCTGGAGACGGGCTTATTGGTGGTTGCGGCGCAGGAAAACTAGGCTCATGAACGTCCTGACGCTGCGCAGCTCGATCACAACAGCGCTGGGCGCCGCGATCGGCACGTACACCTTGGCGAATGGCAGCACGACGCCGGCTGTAGCGGTTCGCGACCGCGGGGAAGCCGTCGCCCCCGGAACCACAGTGACAGGACTCGAAGTCGTGATCGTGTCACAGCCATCGCTACTGCCAGTGCGGCAGTACACCAACTACAAGGCCCAGCAGGAGTGGTCGGTGTATCTGGTGGCATGGACGGCCGGCGTCGATCTAGAGGGCGCGGCGACTACGTTGCTAGCCACCTTCGGCAACAGCGACATCACGACGGTGACGTTGAGCGAAGGCACCGGCCCCCGCAATGAGATGCAGCTGAGTATTAGGACTTAGGGCAACCTAGCGATAGCAAGGTTCTTGGCGTCCGTGATCGAAGTTCTGGCGGCAATCACCGGGGCTTCCATCTCGGTTGCGTTTATGGGCATTAGCGGAGCTAACCGCCGCAACAACGAAGGCCGCGAGGCGGTGATCAAGCTAACCGAGGCCGTCAATACGGTGGCCAATCGACTCGACGATCTACACGTCGACCTCCGCGCCGACCGCAAGGAAACGTTCTCGCGGCTTGGAGACGTCGAGCAACGCGTCGCCAAGCTGGAGGCTCGGCTTTAGGCGTAGGCAACTTAGGCCAGAAGCCTTTGTTGTATGACCCAAGACCAGCTCGTCGCCCTTTGCGGCGTCCTTGTGGTGTTGCTGGGGGTTAGTGAGTCATTGCCGTTTATGCGGCGCATCAAAGCCAACGGCTGGGCCCAGCTGTTGATTGCTGTGCTGAAGGCAGTTGCGTCTCAAAAGCCGGTTCGCCGCTGAAATGGCCAACGACAAGCCGATCACGCTGGAGCAGCTGTTCCGGTACAAGAAGCCGTGGGGCCAACTCCCACACCAAGATGCAGCGGTAATCGAGCTAGAGGAGGACCTCGAAGCAAACGGCTATGAGGTCGCGATGCGCCGGGACCGTCCATGGTTCAAAGCCTGGAGCCAAAGCGGCAAACAGTCGGACCCGATCTACCTTGCTGCTGCCGAATCGTTAGTGAAGTTGTGGGAGGGATGCCGCTTGGTTGCCTATCCCGACCCCGGATCCGGCGGCGATCCGTGGACAATTGGCTACGGCATCACGCGAATGAACGGGGCCCCCATTCGCCAGGGCGACAAGATTTCGCAGGCGTTAGCCGATGAGCTGCTGCGCAGCGAGATCATCCGCGTGGCTACCGCCTTGCACAAGCTGATCCCCGTCACCGAGCAATACGGCGCTAAGCAGCAGGCGGCGCTGATCTCATGGGCTTACAACGTGGGTCTAGGCGCTGTCGAGGAGTCGACGTTGCGCAAACGACTGCTGGCGGGAGAGTCAGGGCAGGTTGTGATCCCGCAGGAGCTGCCCAAGTGGAACAAAGCGGCGGGGCGTGAGATGCAGGGGCTCACCAACCGCCGCGCCGCCGAGGTAGCCACCTTTCTCGGCACGGGCCCAGCTGTGCAGCAATCAGCGCCCCGCTTTACGCCGTCGTCGCCGTTTTCGACACTTGTGACGCCGCACATCCGATACGGAGAATTGACGCTCAAAGAAGAACGGCGCCGGTTTGTAAACGCGGGTCAGTGTCAGATCGCCACGGAACTGTGCGTTTTCGTTGAGAAATGCCGCGCAAATTTCGGTAACAAGCCAGTCGTCATCACAAGTGGGCACCGGCCACCAGCAGTGAACAAAGCTGTGAATGGGGCCAGCGATTCGGAGCATCTCTTCAAGCCGGGATGCGGCGCCATCGACTTCTACATCGACGGCGTATCCGTACAAGCGGTCCAAGATTGGTGCGACAAGAACTGGCCGTATTCACTGGGCTACGGAGCGCCCAAGGGCTTTGTGCATCTAGGGATCAGAGCTGGCAATCCGCGACCCCGCCTGCGGTGGGATTATTGAGGCGTCGTCAGCTGCTCAACGGCGTATAGCGCCCGTGCCCATTCGTAGAACGTCCAGGCTTGCCAGTCTTGGCGGTGATAGCGCGTGTGCCCTGCGTATGTAACTCGCCAAATCGGCCCAGCGTCGTCGATCAGTCGTTCAATCGTCGGTGCGGGCACGAGAGGCAACCTAGCCAGACCTCCTAGGTTCCCTTCATGAGCTGGGGTGAGTGGATGGTTCCCGAGCTGTCGATTGCTGCAGCTGTTCAGTTGGAGCATGGCAAGAGAGTCCTCCGCGAAAACGCCACTACACATCCCGAGCAAGTCGCCGACCTTGCCTGCTCCACGTTGGAGCAAACGTTTTTGCAGCAGTCAATCATGCGCAAGGCGACGGCCCGGATCGCCGAACTGGAGCTGATCATGCTGCTGTCGCCAGACGACCCCACACCGAAGCCGGCGCAGGTGCAGGTTGCTGACGACGGTTCGGTGCGGGTGCCGTGGCTGCTGCGCCAGATCCTGCGTCTTTACGGTCTTCATCTAGAAGTTGCCCCTGCTTCGACATTTGATACCTGATTTTGCGCAAGCCGGTGTCAATGACTTGCCGCACCCGCTCCCGACTGATCTCATTAGTCACCGCGATCTCCTGATAGGTATGCGGCACATAGCCGTTAATGCCAAACCGCTTCTGGATAAAGACGCGCTCCTTCTCGGGTAGCTGTTCCATGGTGTAGAGCACCAGCGGCATCCGAGTTTGGAGATCCATCTCAAGCTCCTGCTCCTCGGTGTTCATGGAACGTGGGTCCGCCATGGTCTCGATGAGCGACTTGTCCTCCATGTTGTGGATCATGGCGTCGAGTGATGCCACGGTCCCGCCCCGTTCCATGAGGGTGCGAATCTCTTCCTCGTTGACCTTGAGTGCTGCGGCCAATTCCGCCGTCGAGGGACTGCGCCCCAGCCGTTGCGTCTCTTGCTGTGCCGCCTTGTTGAGCTTGCCTGCCAATTCGGCGACGGTGCAGGGCCGCCGAATCATGCGCTCTTGATTCTGCAGGGCCCGGCTCATGGCTTGCCGGCACCACCAAAACGAGTATGTCGAAAACTTATACCCGCGTTCGGGGTCAAACATCTCCGCCGCCCGCACCAAACCGATAGCGCCTTCCTGCACCAGATCGAGCATGTCCATGGCATGGGGCTTACGCGCCGCGTACCTCTTGGCGATGTAAACGACGAGCCGGAGATTGGCCTCAACAAAGCGCCGCACTGCTTTATCGCCGCGGCGAACAACGCGCTGCTCTGCAGCGGTCAACTCCCGCCCCTCCGCTTTAAGCGCCATTGAGGCTCTGACGATTTTGCCAAGGCGAATTTCTTCGTCAGGGCTCATGAGCGGGTAGCGGGCGATGTCGTTGAGATAGCGGTCCATAGCCGAGGACCCGAATTCAGCAGGCATGAGTGGCGAGTGTCAGTTGGCGTTGTTGGCTTGGATCCATTCCTGATAGAGGCCGGTGTAGAGGCCATAGAGCGGGTGCTTTTTGCGCCCCCGCCCAGCAGCGCGGTACAGCCGGTCTAGGTCACGTTGCCGTTGCTGTTGTGCAACGGGGTCACAAGGGTTGTCGTTACTGGGTTGGGTAGGCATTGGCTAGTGGGCCGCAGTGCGGCTTAAAGAATGGGCATTTCGTAGGACTCCGTGGCGTTGGCGTAGTGCTTCCAGATGACCTCAGCGGTGTTTCCTGCCCAGGACGCCACTTGTGCGACGGGCACCTGCGCTTCTAACCAGCCCGAGATGGCGGTATGGCGCAAGTCATAGGGCCGGTAGCGCTTGCTAATGCGCCCCTCGCTATGCAGTTTCTGCATACGCTCCGTAAAGAACGACTGAAAAGCGCGCCGATTCCACGGGAAGTAGTAACCGTCCTGCGCTCCCGTCTTCTCCAAAGTTGCCCGCGCCACCTCGTTAAGGGGCACGAACCGCTTCTTGTTGGTCTTGGTGGAGTCTTTAATGCCGTGGGTCAGGGTGTAGTTGCGATGCACCAGCGCCTTACCGCCGGAGACATCAGCAGCTGTGAGGGCCCGGACTTCGCCGGTGCGCATTCCGGTCTGAAGCATGAACTGGGCCCAGAGATCCCATTGCGCGGCGCCCTCCCGCGTTTGGCGTAGCGCTTCGAGCACCACCTCCAGCTCAGCTTTAGGGATCACCACAATCTCCTCGTCTCGCTGCGGCTTTTTGGGGAATCGGAACGACTGCACCGGGTTGACCGCTAGGAGCGCGACGTCCGGCGATGCGGCCCAGCGGTAGAGGCTTTTGACGTACATACCAACGCGCAGCGCCGCTTTGGGCGGCTCCTGCGTCAGCACCCACGCCAACACCTCCCGCCCCAGCTCCAGCTCCTGCACAGGACAGCGCTCAAGCCAGCGCTCAACTTGGGCGTAATCAGTCGACAGCGTGGTGGCGCAGAGGGCTACAGCTCGTTCATCACGGAACCGGAGCCAGGCATCAAGCAGCAGTGTCACTGGGCCTCCTGAGCGGTGTTGACCTTGATCATCTCAGCGATGTACCAAGCGGCTTTGCGGAGATCCTCCACACCGCCCTTGTGCCGCCAGCGCCAGACGTACTTAGTTGCGTTGCCCTGGCAGTACGCCAAAAAGCCGTCATCGCCGAGGCTGGCGTGAATGGCATCAATGCACTCCACGGCGCCCTGGCGGTAGTGCGGGGGATGGTTGACGAGGTCCATCAGAGCCCCCAGCGCTGGTTTTCCAGCTGAATGACGGCGTCGGCGCCATCTAGCACCTTGCACAGGGCCACGACAGCCCCTGTAATGGTGTCCAGTTCCGCGGCGTTCATAGGCAGGTAGGCAGCATCCGAGAGCCGATCAAGTGCCCCCGAAATTTGCGCACAGCACGCTTGGCAATTCACGATCGAGTCCTGGAGAGGATTTTGAGCCACGGTTGTTCGGGGTACCCCAATGCACCTGCTCAGAAGACCACGTTAGACCGGATATAGCAATAGGTAGGGAGCGAGTCTTATGGGTCTTCTACCGCGTGTGGGCTACATCCGGGTCTCGACGGGAACGGGTGAGCAGCTAGCGGCGCTGGAAAGCCAGCGGGCCCGGATCGAGGCTGCTGGCGTCGAGCGAATCATCCAAGACGTCCAGAGCGGCCGTGAGAGCGACAGGGCGGGCTACATGGAGCTGCTGGACCTGATCGACCGTCGCCAGGTCTCAGAGGTCGTGATCACCCGCATAGACCGTCTGGGGCGCGATGCAGCGGACACGGACGCCGCCATCGCGTTTGCCGCCAAGCGCGGGGTGACGCTGACGGCCATCGACGGGGGCACGATCGAGTCCGAGACGCCCCAGGGCTTTGCCATGAGCCGCTTCATGACGACGATGGCGGAGATGGAGAGCCGGATGCTGTCCATGCGAATCAAGAGCAACCTGGAGCAGCTGCGGCTGAAGGGCCGCCCTATCCGCGGCCGCGCCCCATGGGGCTACCGCCTTAAAGAGGACAAGAGCGGCTACGAGCCAGACCCACGCGAATGGCCACGGGCCCAGAAGATGCTGCGCATCCTTAGCGAGTGCAAGTGGCGGCTATCAGGGGCCTTGCGCCGATGGGCGGCTGAGGGCGAAAGCGACATCCCGCTCCACAGCCCAAAAACGCTGCGAGGCTGGCTAAAGAACCCTGTACTACGCGGCGGTCTCGGCTATTTCTCCACGCGCAACCAGGAGTTTGCTCGTGTGGTGTGGAACACGCACCAGCCGTTGATGACTAGCGAGTGCTACAGCAGAGCTGAGCAAGCGCTAAAGGACAACCGGAGAATGTGGGGGCAAAACGTAACAATCAAGCCCAAGTTGCTGACTGGGCTATGCCGTTGCGGGAGCTGCGGGCGCCATTTGTCCTATGCCGGCGGCCGCACAATTCCGGCGCTGTTGTGCCGCCACTTTGGCTGCCCGCAGCAGTACAAGAGCACTCACGAGAGCGTGATCCGCGAAGCCGTGCTGGGGGCGATCCGCGACCGCGCCGAATCCCTTGCCACCTTGATCGCGGTCGAACCCCCCGAGGCCCAGCTGTTACGCGACTCCATCGAGCGCCTTGAGGCCCTGAACGACCCTGACCTTGACGAGGCGATCACGGCAAAACGGCTGAAATTGCAGAATCTGCATAATCGTGAGCCGGTTGACCCGCAGGTGCTGGCGGCGCTTCGTCGCCCAATGACACTGTCACAACTGGGGTCTGAGGAGCTTCGGCAATTGTTCCTACAGCTGGTGCAGCAGGTTGAGGTGGCGGATCAGGCTGTAAGCCGAATTCAGCTTCATATATGAGCTGCCGCGCCACAGCGCACATGACGAGTTCCCTGAGTAGCTCAACATCCATGGGCGTTAACGACTCTGATACGTGATTACTACTAAGTGGCGTGTGTTGTATGCAAGCACAGCACGGGCGCCGAACTTTGCGTCAAGCGCTATGCGCTTTTTGCATCATTTGATGGCTCCGGCTAGCAGAGCGTTGTTGGCGTTTGCCGCGCCTTACTTCCCTTGCGAATTCGAGGAACTGTGCAGCGCGATGCAATTCGCCCGCAGTAGCCATAGCGACGGCCCTACGTAGCCGCTTCAGCTCCAGTTCGCGCAGGTCAGGCTCCAGGGGCCGCTCCACCGTTGCCCCTAAGTTGCCTAGGTGCTAAGGTTGAAACGGTTTTAGGGGGGAGCGCACGGCGCTCCCTTTTTTTTTGCCGCCGGCGGCTACTTGTCCCCCCAGCTCTGGAGCACGCCGCCCTCGGCGCTGATGCGAATGCCGGTGCCAAGGATGGGCACGGCCGCCTCCTCCATCTCGCGCAAGACGATCTCCAGCACGGCCTCCCCGTCAATGTCTTCGCACTCGACGATCACCTCGTCATGGACGCAAGCGATGAGCTGTGCCCCAGTTGGCAACTGCCGCTGGATCTCGATAAGCGCCGCTTTCATGATGTCGGCGCTGGTGCCCTGCACGATGTTGTTCGCTTGAGTCGTCAGGCGGTTGTCATCGCCGTATAGCCACCGCCGCCTACCAATCAGCGTCCGCACCGGCTCTCCAGCCTCAGCGCGTTTGTCGCAGACCTTGTGCCACTCGCCAAAAGCGGGGTACGCGTCATGCCACCGCGCCAAAAGCTCAAACGCCTCTTTAGCCGTAATGAACAGCCCCAGCGTGGCGCAATACTGCTGAACGCCCTTGGCGCCCGAGCCATACAAGGCACCAAAGCTCAGTGCCTTACCCCGCTGGCGCATGTCCTTTGTGACTTCACGCTCTTCGACGCCATACATCAGCGCCGCTGTACGGGTGTGAATGTCCGCGCCCTCGTTAAAGGCGTCAATCATGCGCTGCTCTTTAGCGATAGCCGCGGCCACCCTTAGCTCCATCGCCGCGTAATCCGCCTGCACCAGCACCCGCCCTGCCGGCGGCCGGAAGGCGCACCGAAACTCAGGGTCGCGGGGGACCTGCTGGAGGTTCGGCGACGAGGACGCGAAGCGTCCAGTGCCAGTTGCGAGCGGCATAAACCGCGCCCTGATCCGCCCATCGGGATCGCAGTGTTCAGTCAGCTTTTGCGCCATCCCCAGGCGCTTTTCGACGCGCTTGTAATGCAGGAACATCCGAACCAGCTCGTCTGACTGAAACCGGGCCAGCACCTTCTTGTCGGTAGAGGGCTTTTTGGCTTCGTCGACCGGCTCAATTCCAAGGTGTTTCCACCAGGCCAGTACCTGCTGGGCGCTGTTGATGTTGAAGCCGGCGTACCGCTTAGTGCCCAAGCGAATCGACCCCGAGTCTTTAACGCGGGTGTTGTAGGAGCCGTCCTCGTCCCGCGGCAAAGTTGGGGCCCCAGCATCCTGCAACCGCCCATCCAACGTCTCAAGGAAGCAAACCCTCGCCGCTGCCGCTTCCTCCTGATAGTGCTCGATCGTCTCACTGATCGCATTCGAGTCCAAAGGCATTCCGTTGTGCTCCATGGAGGCGACTGCGGGGATGAGCGCGCATTCGAGCCGATACACCTCCCCAAGCCCCTGCGCCGCAATTTCCTCGTGCAGCAGGTGCGACAGCTCCCACGTGACTTTGACGTCTTCCATCGCGTAGGCGATGTCTTCGTCATTGAGCTGGGCGTTCATCCAATCCTGCTTTTGCAGGGTTTTGTCGAGGATGCGCCCCAGCTTGCGGCGAGCAATTTCCGCTAGCGAGTGCTTGACGTTGGCCATGCCATTCGTCAGCAGCGTCGACGCGATCATCGTGTCGTAGAGCGTCCCACGCAGCGTGATGCCATTGGCGTAGAGGACGCGGTAGTCAAAAGCGGCGTTCTGAGCGGTGATCTCCAGATCGGGCCGTTCCAAAAACTGCTGCAGCACGTCCCAGTGCTCCTGCTGGAAGGCGGCGAGGTCGTACCAAAACGAGCCGTTGTCGTTGTGGAGCTGGATGAGGCGGGCTTGCCGGTGCTGAAAGCACAGGGGCGCCATGGCCGTTTCGGTGTCAAGGCAGAAACTGGTGCCCAGCTGGTCCAGCCGATCAGCCAGACGCGAGGGACTAGGAGCCGGGCTGATCTGAGTCATTAGAGGCTTGGGTGTAGAGCAGGAAGCTGTCGTCGGTGCAGGTCAGGTACATATGGGCCCAGTAGAAGACGCTGGACACAAAGAACGCATCTAGGTAGTCGAAGTGGCGCAGCAGGGCCGCTTCAGCGACGGCCTCAGACCGCCGAATGGTTCGAAGGGCATTAGGCAGTTCGGTCACGTCGCCTCATGCAACGGGGTTAGGTAGGAGCCCAGCATGGAGGGTTTGACGCAGCGCTCCCAAGAGCATCCTGCGAAAAACGACCCCACGCCAATGGCGATTCCGAGGGCAAAGCCCAGCCAATAGGCCCGGCTGGAGAAAGCCATAAAACCTCAGCAACCGACGCACCCTACCTACGGAGGGAACCCAAGGGAAGCCAAGACTCAAAAGACTTACCGAAAAAGGTAATTCGGCGACGCCGATGGGACATTCCGCCAATAGCCTCATCTGGTTCAACCTAGTTAAGTCATGCTGAGACAGGACCAGACGGCGCTCCTGCAGGGCGTACCAGCGCACTGGCGTTTTGCGTTAACCGGCGGCGACGGCGACGCCAAGCGATGTTTTGAGGAGAACTGGAACCAACCGGGCCAGGGCCACAACCTCGACTCGGTGATTCGCATCAATGCCACGCCCAACGCCAATGAGCGGTGGAAGCATCGCAAGACCATCGGCCTCGGCGTCATTACCGGCGAGGAGTCCAACGGCCTGCTGGTGCTGGACTTCGACGGCACCGGCTCCCAATCAGTCCGTGCTTTTCGGAGCCACTTCAACCGCTACCCGAGCGAACTGCCGGTGACGGTGGCCAACCTGAGCGGCAAGTTGGGCCGCGGCAAGCTGTTTTTCTCGGTGCCGCCTCAGTGGTGGCCCCAGTTCGCCAACCGCAGCGCAAGCTGGCGCTCCAGCCTCGGCAATGTGGTGTTGGAAGCGATCTGGCAAAACACGACAGGCGCCGGTCGCCATGCGGTGATCGTTGGCGACCACCCGGAGTCATCCCACCAGGCACCGCTGTTTTACCGGTGGATGGAGGGTAGGGCCCCCAGCGAAGTCGCGGTCGCCGAGGCCCCGGAATGGCTGCTGGAGGGCATCCTGCGCCAAGCCAATGCCACAAAAGAAAGGACGGTGCAGGAGCGGCTCCGCTCCGGCGAAGACGACGGCACGCCATGGGAGCGCCTGACGGCGTATGAGCGTCAGCAGCTGGTGGAGCTGGCGCTGCCCTACTGCCCCAACCGCCAAGGCAAAGGCTCTGGCACGTATGAGAAGGTGCGGCGGGTGATGTGCGCCATCCTCAACGAGTTCGGCCTAGAGCTGGCCACCGAGATGCTCGAAGGTTCCGACTGGGACGCCAAGAATGAGTGGGGCGACCGCACTGACTGCGCCAAAACGCTGAAGTCCCTCGCCCAAAGCCGCGTCGCGGAAGAGCAGAAAAGCCGCATTGCCAGCGTGTTCTTCTTTGCCCGCGAAGCGGGCTGGGAGCCGCCGAAGTGGGCGATACCGCCGGTGGACCTACAGGTCGGCGCCGAGGGCTACCGCAAGATCATCAACGAGTACATCAAGCACGAGAACGACTCGATCGTGACGTCGTACCTGCTGGGCAGGGCCCGGAAGGAGTACGGCATTGACGCCGAGCGCATCCGCGAGGAAGTGCTGGAGCAGTTTCTGGGGCAAGTGGAGCGGCAGGGCCCCCGAATGATTGAGGACATCCGCAACACGATGCGTCAGGACAACATCGCCACCGACGTGATCGACGGCTTTCTGGGCCGGCGGGTGCATTTGGTTGCTGGGGCCAGCCACAGCGGCAAGACAACGCTGGCGTGTTTCTTGGCCAACCGGGTGCTGCACGGGCTGCCGATTGAGATCGACGGCACCCGCCACAGCGTTGAGAAGCCGGGAAAGGTGCTGATCTTCACCAGCGACTGCAGCGACCTGGACATGGTGCGCGACCTCGCGCTGGAGGGCATCGAAAACAGCTACGGCCGCCTGAAGATTTGCAGCGCCGTGACGTTTGACCGAATGGTGAACATCGTGAAGACGCTGCAGGACTGCGCCCCCGATCTGGTGATCTACGACTGTCTGACGTCGATGATGGGCACTGACGCCAAGATCGGCGACGGGAGCTACGGCCGGCCCATCCGCCAGCTGGTGCAATACAACGGTGTGGCGTGGCCGGCCTGTGCGCACTTGATCCTGCACCACACCACCCGCGACGAGCCCACCCGCTTCAGCGGCTCAGAGCAGGTGAAGGCCGCCACCGAAGAGATGTGGGTGTACTACCCACCGGAGATGGCGAGATGGCGCCGCGGCCAACCGATGCCAGAGATCGGCCCCACGCGGCATCTGGTGATGCAGAAAAGCCGCACCGGCTACCGCGACAAGCGCATCGCCGTCACCCGCAACGCGTATCAGGGCTACTGGCAGTTCAGGCTGGGGAACCCCGAAGCCGGTGGTCCGCTGGACATGCTGTCGCACCGGTTCCGCGCCGTCCGCCATGAGGACTGGCGCATCGCCTCGGAGTGGGCGAAGGAGCTGGATCTGGGGTTCAACTCCCGCACCCTGCGCCGCTATCTGGACCAGATGACGGGACCAGTATTGGAGTCGCGGAAGATGAGGTCGCGGATAACTGGGCGCTATGACACCCACTACCGCCCCCGCCAGGTGATCCGCGACGCCGCCAACGCCATGGTCGGCTCCAAAGCCGAGGGCATCAACAACGTGTAACCGCCTCAGCCACCCCTAACGCAACTGCGCCCCTTAAGCCTTCCCTATGGGCTTAAGGGGCTTTTTGCAAAATACCCCTTTAATAAATGGGGTTTTGCCTGTCCCATCCCTCCCATCTCCTCGGGATCCCTTGCCACAACTGGGATGTGGTGATGGGACGCCGGTTGAGGCACATCGGACAGGTGCCGCACCTCACTACCCGCCCCCAATTATGAGATGAGGCACTGTCCCGTCTCATGTTTATCTCCTACCCCATCACCCCCCTTTAGTAGCAAGGGATTTGGAGAAGATGGGACGTTGAGGCGCTTTTCCAGTGTGTTAGGGACTTTTTTGCAACACCCCCGAAGTAGGGGAGTACCGTTGGAAGATACCTACATAGCTTGGACATGGCACAGCGGTACTCCGGCCCCAACCCCATCCTCGACACCATGGACACCGGCGCCAGCGCCTTCTCCTCCCGGTGGCGCGCTTGGCAGTCGCAGTGGTCCCAGCCCCAGCTCCTCAAGCTGTGCGACGGCCTCCTCGGCGCCCGGCTCTTCCACAGCTCCCAGATGGGCGGCTTCTCATCCCAGAAGTTGCGCCAACCCGGCCCCCTGGTCTTCCTCGCCGTGGGCTACCTAAATCTGGCCCACGCCAACTCACTGGGTTACCCCACGGCCCAGATCGAAGCCGCCCCCAACATCGGCGTACCTACCAAGCTGCCTGACGCCCTCAGACCCCTCTGGGAGGGCCGTGAGCCATTCACCGACGCCGACGGCGTGGTGCTAGGCCCGCAGGGCCTCTTCATGGCCTTCTCGGGCCTTAGGCCCCTGACTGTCGACACCGGCCGCACCCTGGCCACCGCCGACGAGGAGGTCGCCTCCCAAGCCCTAGGCCGCTGGCTACGCCTGCGCCTCGCCGCCAAAGGCATGGACTGGCTTGGCGAGATCCCCACCCTCCGCACTGCCTGCCCCAGCATTGAGCCCCTGCTGATGGGCAAGACGGTCCCCGCCGATCGCCTCTTGATGCACCTGCCCCGGCTCGCAGCGCTCGCCGACGCCACCGACACCGAGCTATGGGACGTGGTTCAGGACAGCCTTGCCAACGCCACAACAGCCGATACGTTACCTACCTAGTCCCACACAGTTCATTCATGCCCGCCTCCAACCGTCCCCTCGGCGACGCCCAGAGCCGCACTCACTGGGGCGAGCCCAAGCGCTGCAGAAGCCTCTCCATGACTGACAAAGCCTGGGACATCTTGACCAAAATCGCCTCTGTCCAAGGCATGGCCCGCTCCGAAGCGATGGAGCGTCTGATCCGCAAAGCATGGGAATGGACGGAGACCCCTGCTGAGGTTGACCAACCTACCCAGGTTAGGTAAGCTATACGCGACCCCACGGCTCCGAGAGCCCCAATGCCTTTTTTCTCTTCTGACTTCAGCGCCACCCTCGCTCCGAAGGAGTCCACCGGCGGCAGCTACCTCAACCCCAGCGCCATCGAAGATGGCGGCAACATCCGTTTCGCAGTCCTGTCCGAGGCCCCGCTCGAAGGCGTCGAGGTGTGGTTCACCAAGGACGGCGGCGGGATGACAAAGCGCATCACCCCCGAATGGCCTGACGCCGAGCTCCTGGCCCAGCTTGAAAAGCAAGTCGGCGGCACCGTCACCGAACGCGACGGCCGCAAAGCCATCAAACCCTGCAGCGCCTTCGCGGTTTACGACTTCGACGCCGAAGCCGTCCGCGTCTTCAGCGCCAACCAAAAGACACTGCTTGCCGACCTGGCCCGCCTGTTCTCCGACGAGGACTACAGCGACCTGAGCGAATGGGACGTCAAGGTCACCCGCACCGGCAAGGGCACCGACACCAAGTACCACGCAGCGATGGTGCCCACCAAGCGCTCCAACACCAAGATCGCCCAAGCGGTGATCACGGCATGGGACACCGCCTGCGCCAACGGCTTCGACCTTGAGGCCCTGTACGACGGCGGCAACCCCTTCGGCACGAAGAGCTGAGGTGATGGCGATGCTCCGGCATGAACGCGAGTTCTGGGCATTCCACGCCGAGAACCCCCACATCTATGAGCAGCTGCAGCGCCTCGCACTCCAGCTCAAGCGTGGTGGCGTTCACCGCTGGGGCATCAAAGCCCTTTGGGAAGTGTGCCGCTACGAGCTGGTGCTGCGCACCAGCAGTTCAGCTCGGAGCTTTCGGTTGAACAACAACTACACCTCGCACTACGCCCGACTGTTGATGCAAGAGCACCCCGAGCTAGAGGGGTTCTTCGAGACACGGGAGCACCGAGGCCACCACGACTACGCCCTGTCATGAGCACCCGTTATTTACTGCGAGGCCCCAGCGGCTACGTCTCCCGCGATAGCAGCTGGACCCAAATCCCCGAGGAAGCGTTCTACTGGGTCACCAGTGAAGCCGCCCACGCCGCCCGCCGCCGTTGGCCCCAGCACAACTACCTAACGGTGGTGGTACGCGACCTCAAACAGATGACGCCCTACGCGCAGATCGCCCAACCGTTCCGCATAACGCCATGAGCGACATCCTCGACGAAGCTCTGAGCCCCGACACGTGCAGCAACTGCCGGTTCTGGCAACGCACCAAAGCTGATAGCCCATTGGGCTCGTGCCACCGGCACGCGATTAGCGGCACCAACTGGCCCGGCACTGTCGCCGAGGAATGGTGCGGGGACCACGAACGTTGACCCCAGCACCTGACGCCACCAATCAAGAGCCATCCCAGTGGATTGTGCTCCCCGAACCCCGAGGCATTGCCGTCCGCCTTGCCGACAAAAGCGGCTACACGTCGCCTTGCGGTCGCCGTATGCCAGGCGTCACCACAATCCTCGGCGCCACCAGCGAGGGGAAGGAACGGCTCCAGCAATGGCTGAAGCGCCCAGATGCCCAGAGCATTAGCGACGCCGCCAAAGCTCGCGGCACCTGGACGCACAATGCCATCGAAGCCTGGATCGCCGCCCACTCTGCGGGCGAACCAGCTCCTGAGCCCAGGCACTTCGCATTCGGCGGCTACTGGCGCTCCATGCGCCCCTGGCTCGAGTCTCACTGGACTCACGCTGTAGCCATCGAGAAGCCGGTGTACCACCCCTCCGGCTTCGCCGGCAGCTTCGACGCGCTCGGGTATGCGGCCTACGGCCGCAACCCAGAGCAGCTAACGCTCCTCGACTGGAAGACGTCCAAGAACAAGCGCGACGAGGCGCTGGTGGAGGACTACTTCTGCCAACTCGGCGCTTATGCCCAAGGCATTCACCACGTCTACGGGATCCGCCCAGAACGCGCCGTCCTCGTCATCGCCCGCCCTGCAGGACCTCCAGACGTGTGGGAACTCGGCGGCGACGAACTCGCCGAAGCCACTTGCCGCTTCAAAAAGCGCCTCGCCACCTACTACTCAATGCCATCCGAGTCATGAAGAGCACCGACGAGATCATGGAGTGGCAGGGCCGGGAGCAAAGCTCAATCGAGCCGTACTGCACTGGCTACATGTGGGTGCTGGACGGCGAACCGCAACCGGGCCCAGCTGTCCTAGAGCTTTCCTACGACCAGCAGCAAAGCCTGATGCAAGGCATTGACGCTGCCCGCACCGCCTTAAAACATTCCGCCGCTCCCGTGCTACTCAACCGCGTTACGCAACAATGATGCAACCACCCCAGCTCCAGCAGTGCGGCTCCCAGCCCATGTCGGGAGAGCTTCCCAAGGACACCACCGCAGTGGTGTTGCACTGGCCCCAGTGTGAGGGCCCCAAGTGCCAAACCGACAGGTGCTTCATGTTCCCCGGCATCTACGGCGGCGAAGCCCTGCACCACCGGATTGACGCCCTGATTGAGGAACACACCCCCCGCACCCACAACCCCGCGATCACCGAGGTAAGCGTGTTCTGGCACTTGCCCAATGGCCGCTGGGAGATGGAGGAGATCACCAGCGAGCGCTACTACTAGCGCCTGCTCGCATTAGCAGCTCTGGTGTATGCCCCAGCTCTGGCAGCTGCCCCTTGCGCTGGCGGCTCCTATAGCTATAGTAGCTATAAATAGCCATAGTGTATCTAGCTGTACCCACTAGATAGCTAAAACGCCATTCAAGGCACGGCCACTGCCCGCTTTGCGGGCGCGGGCCGGGCAACCTAGCCGTAAGCGAGCCGACGTAGACGTGTTGTCACTCCCGCCTCCAGATTCATACGCGGAAGAAGCACAGGAGCCGCAATGCTCTTTACGCCGCCCCGAGCCTGAAGAGCCGCAGCACGTTGCCTACGGCAACGAAACAGCCGAGAGCGAAATGCAAGCTGGGGCCCCAGATGGTGACGACGAAGCCCCCGACGCTTCCGTACCTGCCGAGGTAGGCACGCAAGAGCCCAAGCGCCGCCAAGCATTCAAAGCCTTAGAAATTGCCGCTCAAATACATCAAGTACAAGAATGGCTCACGCAAGGTAAACGCCCCAACGAAATCCGAAGGCTGTGTGATGAGCATTGGGGGCTCAGCACCAGAGTCTCAGAAACAAGAATGGCCGACGCTAGGCGCCAGATGGTCATTGACGTCAACGTCTATGACCGCAAAGAGATGGCAGCCAAGATGCTCCAGAGCCTCGAAACTGTCCTCAACCAGGCGCTAGAAATGCGCCAAGGCTCCAACGCCATCGGCGCCATGAGGCTCCAAGCTGACCTCCTCCAGCTCCTGTCTCGGCAAAATTGAGCTGCGCTCAATTTCCCTCGCCAGTCGCTTCCGTCGGCCAAAACGCCATTCAAGCGGCCTTCAGCCGAAAACGCCATTCAAGGCGTTAGCGCCAAAATCGCATTCAAGCCATTCATCCCGAGCTTCGCTCGGGGCCATTCAAGACTCTGATGGCGGTATGGCTTAGGGGCCCAGATAGTGGGGGGCAAGCACCCCAGCCGAGAGCGCTGAAAAGCCGCCAACGCCCCCCGCGCTTCGCTTGGGAAATGGCGCCTAAGGCGAGGCGGGCTTTAGGCCACCCGGTAGCAAGAGGGCCCAGCTTGTGCGCATCTCAGCCGGCGGCGCTGCCAGCGCCAAAACCGCGGACGTAATAGGGACATAAAAAGCGGCCGCGCTAGCGGCCGCGGCGATCACGCCATAAAGAAGCCCCCGCCTTAGCGGGGGCCTGACTGCTGCGCGATCAGAACGGCAGCGGCTTATCCGACTCCAGTGGTGGGGGCCCGGATGGTGGCAACCTAAAGCGGGTCACCGGTGCCGTGATCGCCTTTCTGAACTGCGCTAACGCCGCGGCATGCGCGCGCGAAGCGCGCACCGCCATCCCGTGATCACCCTCGGCCATAGCCTGCCCTGCTAGTAAATCCAGCCGGTGAAGGGTGATCATCGCCATCGAGTCCAGCGCCGCAGGATTGAGGGGCCCAGTTAAATCGAAGGCCGCGGCCGAGACATAGCGCCGGGCCTGCCTCAGGCTCACCCCATAGCGGCTGGCCAGGGTCTGCACTGCAAATGCGGAACCGACCCCAGCCGCTAGCAGCTCCAGCGCGTCCGCTTCGCGCTTAACGCGCTCAGCGTCAGTCGCACGGGCCCTAGTCATCGCCTTAGGACGTGATCAGGAAACCGCGCTAACAGGGCCCCCAGCTCTTCAGCTGAAATAGGTTTCCGCGCTACCGGTAAGCCTTGGGCCCAGCCTGTCGCAGTCCACCCCGTGGTGCTGTTGCTATCGCGCTCAACTGTTACCGGTTGGCCAGTAAAGAGAACGCGGCTAATGCCGTTGAGGGTTTCCATAGCGTTACGCCTCACCGTAAGGTTTTAGGTTGAGCCAAGAGCGCACCCGATCAATGCGACGGGTAGCAGCTGCTACGCCATAGCGGCGGGCGTATCGCTCCTGATGGGTTCCCAGGGAGCTATAGCGGTAAGAAGCCCAGTGCCATAGCGCTAGAGCTTGCTGCCGTTCTACCCCGCTTAACTGGGTTGTGATTTGCTCCCAGTTCATACCCAAAAAGCGCTGAGGGCGTAACCGTGGTGTTTTGTAGGTCATGATTCCAAACCGTAGATGTACAGAATGCCGTCGTCTCCGACGTATGGCTCCAGTTCTGGGAGCGACTGCGCCAGCGTTGTGAGCGTGTCGCCTAACCCTTGCCAGTCGCCATCCCAAAACCCCGCGCCGTGATGGTTCCGGGTGAGGATGTAGTCATGCTCTAAAGCGTCCTGATGCGAGGGGCCTAGATCCGCCAGACAGTGCTCAGCGGGATCGAACCATGCCGGCAAAGTGCCGGCGTCAAATGCTGCTAGCAGCGCCGCATCCGCGGCATCGCTGAAAGCGTCAAATTGCGCCTCCAACGTTGCAAGCGCCTTGGGGTCGATGTCCCGAATGCTGTAGTTACTGTCCAAGGGGGCGCCGTGGTCGTCAGTCGACGACCACAGCAAGGATGTAACTAACGACGCAACGCGGCGGGTGATGGTGTGCTGCATGGCTCAACCCTCCACCGCGTTTGTGCGGCCCAGATAATCCAGGACCGCGTGGTAAATCTCCACCGGCGCATATTGGCCGGCGGTGTAGTCAATAGCGTTAGCGGTGATCTCGAGCCTGCCACCGGGGCCATAACACCCCGGCGTTAGATGTTCGGTGCTGCGCAAGCGGCCCGGATATTTGCGCAGAATTTGGCGCCGGACGCTATCGCGCCGGCTCCGATCCCGGCGCCATGCTTGCACCTCTTCAAGCCGCGCATAGCGGGGGTGAAAATAGTCGCAAGATTCGATGCGCGCTTGTTTGCGCGCATATTGCATTAAGTCGGCAATGGTATGGGTCACGATCAGCGGCTCCGGTTGAAGGTGAGGATGGCCAGCCCGGCCATCAGGCACGGGATGGCAAGGGGCAGAGATGCGCTACTGGCGGCGGTGACTAGCAGCGCCGCGGCGATGGTGTCGCGCATGATCAGCCCTCCGCTTCGGTAACGGTTTTGATCGACCACCCCAGCAGCGCGTTCTGCGCTTGCAATTCCGCCAACGTCGACGCCGCTACTTTCTGCGCGTCAACAATTCCGCTAGCGAAGATCGGAGAGGGGCCAAACGGTGACGGCGTGCCGTCCTCTCGTAAAAGCCAAACGTTGTATTTCATGAAATGGCGCGCCTATGGCGCGGCGATGGTTTTAGGTGTGAGCCGCCGCCGCTAACGCGGCAGGAGCGGCAGAGGTGAACAGCCGCAGAAGCGGCAGAGGTGAGAGCAGAGAAAGGGAGCGCGCTTGTCTCGCTGAACGAAACCGCGGCTCCCTTGCCCCTGATCTCACCTTCCATAATACCAACAACCAACCTAAATAGCTAGCCTTACCGTAGGCAATTCTGCGCATCCTGCCCACCGGTTCTGGGCGTCCTAGTGTGCTGATCTAGGACGTCGCCACACTGGTATACGCGTTGCGGCGCAGCGTATCAGCGCCGCTACCCTCCCACCGGGGGCCGCCCTGCCCCCACGCCAACGAATCTCTGGCCTAAGCGCTATACCCGCAACTCCGAGGTCAAACCCACCACCAATCCCTACCTACCCAGACACCCTCCCCCGCCCCCTACCCCCACCTCTTCTAGCTAGGTAGACTGCCCACGCCGCCCCCTACCCCCGGCTCTTGTGTCTTTGCTCGGCGTGATTCCCGGCGGCAAATTGCTGGAACCGGCAATCCAGCTCTCAACGCGCTGCGACTTGAGCTACGACGCGCTTTACACCCAGCTCGTCAACGGCTTACTTCCTGCCCAGCGCGCCTTTGTCGACGAAAAAGACGCCAAGATCGTCGGCTTTTTGGGCGGTTTCGGCTGCTTGGGCGGCGAAGTCGAGATCAACGGCACCCCAATCCGCGACTTAACGCACCACCCAATCCGCGTCGACACGCTCTACGGTCCAGCTTGGGCTACGCCTGCGTATCGCAAAGGCTTTGCAGCGTTGTACCGGGTGCGTCTTGAATCCGGTCAAGAGTTTGTGGCAACCAAAGACCACCGTTGTCTGACGCCAGACGGCTGGCAGACCGTTGGCCACCTGTCGTCAGGTTCTCTCGTTGCCGTTGATGGAACAACGAGTGCGCCTGCGCCGACGGAAACAGCCACAGATTCGTCAGGGTTTGATCTGTGGGGCACTCGTTCATGTGATGGATCACCCACCCCTGCGGAAGTGGCTGCCCAAGAGCTTGCACAACGACTCTTCGGGCCCAGTACTTGCCTGAATCACGGTCCTGCGGCGACACTGCCCGCGCCTTGGACTGTGGATTCTGCACCCCAGTTTGACCGCCCCGCTCTTTCAGGACGCCCTGCGCCTGCAAGAACGACCGCACCGTCCCCTCATGGACGCCAAACCGCCGTCTTAACTCTCGCATCCCCACCCCCTCCTGCAGGTAGTCCCGCAGCACCGACTCTTTTAGGTCTAAGAGCCGTTCGTACCCCGTCACATGCTTCGACGGCCCCGGAATATCTGCCAACCACCCGCCCAGCGCACTTAGCGATACCCCGTGCCGCTTTGCCACACACCCCCGGCTATAGCCGTAGTGAAAGTCCTTCAGGATCTGGTGCCACTTCTCCTGAGGCATGGTTTCCCGCCGAACCCGCAACCGACCCATCTACAAGCCCCAAGTCTTCCTACTTTACCTGGTCACGTATAAAAGACATAACCTTTGCGCGTCATGACGAATACTTTGACCTCCACGTGCCCCTGTGGAACCACTACGTCGCCAATGGCGTAGTCCACCACAACTCGGGCAAGACCTACAGCCTCTGCGCCAAGGTCTGCGTCATGGCAATGGACAATCCCGGCACTGTCGGCGCTGTCTTTGAGCCAACGCACATCATGATCCGGGACGTCTGGATGCGAAGTTTCGACGACTTCTTGGAACAGCACCAGATCCAGCACGACTTCCGCGTCTCGCCCCAGCCGGAGTACACGCTGTACCTCCCCGACGGCCCCACCACCATTTTGTGCCGCGCCACGGAAACGTGGAACCGCATCCGAGGCCAGAACCTGAGTTTTGCAGCGATCGACGAGATCGACACTAGCCCTGCCGACGTAGCGCAAAAGGCTTCAGAGATGGTGCTGGCGCGTCTGCGCGGCGGCGTGAAGCCCCAGCTCGCCGTGGCCTCCACGCCAGAAGGCTACCGCTGGTGCTATCGCACCTTCGTTGAAGGCGCTGCCGAAGACAAACGTCTCATCAAAGCGAAGACGACGGATAACCCCCACCTACCCGCAGGGTTCGTTGAGTCGCTGTACGCGAATTTCCCACCCCAGCTAATTCGCTCCTACATCGAGGGCGAATTCACCAACCTCGCCAACACCTCGGTGTACCCCGACTACGACCGCGACCGCCATTGGACCGATGCCGTCGTCGAAGACGACGATCGTGTGTACTGCGGCATCGACCTCAACGTGGGCAACTGCCTCATCGAGGTCCTGGTTCGCCGCGGCGACACCTTCCACTTTGTGGAGGAGCACATCGTCCGCGACACCCCCGCCATCGTCGAAAAGCTCCGCGCCACCTATCCGGCCCAGCTGGAACGCGGAGACGTCGTGGTGATCCCGGACGCCGCCTCCCGCCAACGCACCACAACCAACGCCAAAGAAAGCGACCTGAGCATTTTGCGCCGCGGCGGCTTCGTGCTGAAGGAACAAAGCGCCAACCCCGCGATCGAGGACCGCGTCAACGCCGTCAACGTCCTTCTGATGAGCGACCGCCTCTACGTAAGCCCCCGCTGCAAGTACCTCCAAAAGTCTTTGGAGCAACAGGCATACGGCAAGGACGGCAAGCCCGAAAAAGGCGGCAGCGGCTTGGACGACCCAAGCCACCCCGTCGACGCCGCGGGCTACGCCCTGACGTACCTGGCCCCGCTGAAACGCTGGGCCACGGGCGGCTCCCGCTTCCGCACCTACTAGGTGCTGCGCACCTAGCAAAGCCACAAGGGCGTTTTGTAGCCGCAGGCCACGGAAACCTAGGTAATACGCAGTGTGCGCGGTCGCGGTGACAGACAACAGCAGCTACCCCAACAGCGCCTCCAGCTTCTCGCCCCTGCTGACCTACCCCGCCTCCGCGGCTTCGACAAACCCTGACGACCCCAGCGTCGTCAGCAACGCCGTCGTAGCGATGACGCAGGACTGGGGCCCCATCGACACCTGCCTCCAGGGCACCCGGGGCCTCCGCACCAACAGCCGCTCCCTCATCCCCCAGGAGCCCTCAGAGCACACGGACGCCTACAACCGCCGAATCTTCCACGCCACCCTGCCCCCGTTCCTGCAACGCCTCGCATCCCAAGCCGCTGGCGTCATTCTGCGCAAGGGCATCCAACTCGACGGCGACGACTACTGGGAGGAATGGGCCCAGGACGTGTGCGGCGACGGCACCACGCTCAACGAATACGCCCGCCGCCAACTTGTCACTGCCATCCTCTACGGCCACTCGTCGTCAGTCGTTGACTTCGTCAACGACACAACTCCTCGTAATTTGGCTGAGGAGCGCCAGCTCAACCGCAAGCCGTACCTTGTCCCGATCCACCCTCGCCAGATCCTGGGGTGGCGCACGAGCAACGACAGCACGAGTAGCGACCTGGAACAGGTCCGCATCCGTGAGCAAGTCGTCGTCGCCAAGGGCGTATACGGCGAGGAGCTGGTGGACCAGATCCGCGTTCTGACGCCCGGCGGCTACGAGCTATGGCGCAGCGCCCCCCGCGTCGCCCCTGTCCCCCCGGCCACCTACCCCGCCCAAATCCCACCCACGCAATGGGAGCTATACGCCAGCGGCACGACCACGCTGAGCCAAATCCCCCTAGTAACGGTCTACAGCAACCGTCTCGGCAACCTGCTGAGCGCCCCACCCCTCCTTGAGGTGGCCCAGCTGAACATCGCCTACGCCCAGCGATTCTGCGATTTCCACCACAGCATCCACGTCGGTAGCAACCCCGTGCTGATTTTGCGCGGCTTCGACCCCGACAGCGACACCCCACTCGGCATCAGCGTCAACACGGCCCTGCTACTCCCCCCAGACGGCGGCGCCGAGTACGTGCAGCCGACAAGCGACGCCTTTGACTCCCAGCTGAAGTGCCTGCAAGCGCTAGAGGACCAGATCAGCCGCCTCGGCATCAACACGTTGAGCAGCCAAAACCTGACTAACGCGGCCGCCGAAGCCCGCCGCCTAGACCGCATCGACAGCGATTCGATCATGGCGGTCATCGCCGGCGACTTGGAGCGCGCCATCAGCCAACTATTTGAGCTTGCGGCCCAGTACGTCGGCATCGAGCCCCCGAGCGTCTTCATCCCCCGCGACTACGACAACCGACTCGTCACCGGCAACGACATCACGGCGTACCTCCAGCTGTACATGCAGGGCGCCATTAGCCAAGAGACGCTCCTCAAGATTTTGCAGGACGGCGAGATTTTGCCCGCGACGATGGATCTCGACGAAGAGATGACCCGCACCCGCGACTACCTCGAAGAGCAACAAGCCGCAGACCGTCTTGGCGCCTCGGGCCCCGACCTGGCGTTCCAGTCCTCGACCGACGACGAGGACTCACCCACCCCAGCTCGTGCAGGACAGGGCGAATCCCTGAGCAGCCAAACGCTCCCCACCCCCCTCCGCCCAGGCCGCAACAGCAACTAGAGCCATGACCGACACCGACATCTACGCCCCTGTTAGCCGCGACCGCACCGCCGAGCGCGAACGGTGTGAAAGCGACATCCCCGGCTACCGAGAGGAACGCCACCACCCCACATGGCGCGAAATCCGCGACGAGTTTTTGGCCGACATCGAAACCGCCCGCATTTTTGCGAAGGACAAGTGATCACCCCCGTCCCCCTAAACGCCACATGCGGCAACTGCCGTTGGTGGTTTCCGACCGACAGCAGCAACGCCGCCGTAGGTGAGTGTCACCAGCGCCCACCCGTCATCGAGGGCTGGCCCCAGACGCATCGCGACGAAGACGTCTGCGGAGGTTGGGAGAGCGAGTACGCCGACGATGCCAACGACGTGTGGTGGCGCGTCCGCCGCCCCGCATGACCGACACCGAGTACATCCGCGCCCTCGCCTCCGCGCTCACCCGCCAGGAGGACGTCCTCGACGCCGAAGCCCGCGACATCCTGTACGAGTTCGCACTCCGCATCTACGCGCTCCTGCTACGCGACTTCCCGACAAGCCGCTTCGAGCGCTACCGCGTCTGGCCCCAGTTCCGTGCCCAGATCCTGATCTGGCTGCAGGAGCTAAACGACGTGCTCGCGCCGTTAGTGCTGAGCCGGGTGATCGCCACCGAAGCCCAACTCCAAGCCATCCACGCAGAGCTATTCACGACACCCCCACTCGCCCCCCGCGCTACCACGACGGTGCTGGACACCACCCGCGTTTTGGGCACCCCGCTATCCGAGTTATTCACGCCAAGTGCCACCGGCGTCACGCCCTTCGCGCTCCAGCTTTTGCGGCTAATCGAACGCAGCGTTTACGGCCTGATTTTTCAAGAGGCACCAACGGCGGAGATTGCTCGACGCATGATTGAGATCCGCACCCGCGCCGGCCGCGAAGAGCCGGTGCCCCGCAAGGGCACCGTTGCCAATGCCTGGCGCGAGCGCCTCCGCGCCGTCACCGCCGCCCTGCTGTGGGGCCTCGTCTCACCCACGGCCCAGCGCTACGCGCTAGAGGCGCAAGACGCGGAGTTGCGCTGGAGGTGGAATGCGGTTCTAGACCCCCGCACGTGCCCAATCTGCCGCCCTTTGCATAACACCACTGCCCCCGATCCGGACGCCTTCCCCCGTGGCGCCCCACCGCTGCACCCGCTATGTCGTTGCGCCGTAATACCCATAGCCAACTAACGCCAAAAACGCCGCCCTCGCTATAACTCGCCCGCTGCGCGGTCGGCGGCAACCTAGGGACGTACCCTCACATACCCGCGTGACCGAAGCAGTCAACGGGGTTCCTCCCGTGGAGGAGCAGAGTGCGTCCGCGACGCCCTCACCCGACGCTCAAAGCACCCCCAGCTCAGACGATCTAGCGCGCCTCAAAGCAAAGCTAGATCTCGTCACTGAAGACAAGCGAAGAGCCGGCGAAAAAAATGCCGAACTCAACCGCAAGTTACAAGAGCTAGAGGAGTCGCTCCGAGCGACGCAGGCCCAGCTCAAGAACGGCGAACAGCAATCGCTGGAAGCCAATGGCGAGTACAAACGGCTGTGGGAGGACGCGAAGGAGACGAACCTTCAATTAGAGCGACAGTTATCGGACCTCCGGCTGCAGCTTGACGCCGAGCGCCAAGCCCGCGCCCAGGAAACGCTACGCAGCCGTGCTCTCAGTGAGATCACGAACGCAAAAGCGCTCCGTCCCGACCAACTGTTGTCACTGCTAGGCCCCGACCTCCGCGAGGTCGACGGCAAGCCCGTCGTCATCAATGGCGGCATCGAGATCCCGTTATCGGATCACCTATCTCGTCTCCGTTCACCGGAATCCGGCTGGGAGCACCACTTCGCTGCCAACGGCGCGAAGGGCATGGGGTCATCACCCGCGGCGCCGACCGGCACCACCCCAGTTGCGAATCCATTTCTCGTCCAACCGCCGAATCTATCGGAGATCGCCCGCCTGTATCAGGAGGACCGCGCACTCCACGACCGCCTAAAAGCTGAGGCCATTCGAGGTTGATCGGTACGCCCCTGTTCCCCTACTGAGTATTAGTCATGGCCACGCTCCGCGGCGATGTAATCATCCCCGAGATTTTTACCCCGTATCTGATCGAAGCCTCCACCGTCCGCAACAGCTTCCTGACTTCAGGCGTTGTGACTGCGCTCGACGCTCTTGACGTCACCGAAGGTGGCGACAAGGTCACGATCCCGAACTGGAAAGCCGACCTGTCTGGCGACGCCGAGCGTCTGACCGACACCGCTTCCCTGACCCCCGGCAAGATCACCGCCGACAAGCAAGTTGGCGTGGTGCTGCATCGTGGCCGCGCCTGGGAAAGCCGCGACCTGGCCCGGCTTGCAGCTGGTAGCGACCCCATGGGTGCCATCGGCGCCAAGGTGGCTGACTACATCGCCAACCAACAGCAGAAGGACCTGATCGCCTCCCTGAAGGGCGTTTTCGGCAACTTGGGCACCAGCAACAGCACCGCTGCTTTTGCGGCGCTGTCTGTTGACGCCTCTGGTTCTGGCGAGACCAACCTCGGCCCCCGCCAGATCGCCGCTGCCGAAGCCATTCTGAACGAGGATTCGGACAAGCTGGGCGCAATCGTCATGCACCCGCTGGTGTATGCGGACCTGAAGGAGCGCAAGGCGATCGACTACGTGACCGCCACCGACGCCCGCGTCACCGCCTCCACCATTGCCGCCGGCAGCATCACCGCCCTGAACGCCTTTGGCGGCTCGGTGGCTGCTGCTTACACCAACAACACGCAAATCCCGTTCTACATGGGAATGCGCGTGATCCGGAGCAAGGACGTCCCCACCTCTGGCACCGGCTCTACCACGAAGTACGCGTGCTACGTGATGGCCACCGGCGCTGTGGGCACCGGCCAACAAGCTGCACTCCGGAGCGAGGTTGCGAGGGACATCCTGGCCAAGAGCGACGCAATGTCGGTGGATTGGCATAACGTCTTCCACCCCCTAGGAGCACGTTGGGTCGGCTCGGTGAACCCCACCAACGCCGATCTGGCCACCGCTGCCAACTGGGAGAAGGTGTTCGAGACCGAGAACATCGGGATCGTCCGGATCACCGTCACCTCCAGCTTCGACTGATCGCCTGCGGCGATCAAAACAGCCCCGCTGACGTAAGCGGGGCACCTTCTTCCACCGCCCAGGTACTTCCCCATGGCCTCCATTTTTGAACTCGAAGCCCCCGTCTTTGGCGGCAAGGCTCTCGACGGCATGACCTATGCCGCTCCTACTGAAACCGGCACCCTGACCGTTGCCCAGACCGTTAACGCGATTCTGGAAACCGAGCAGACCGGCGCCATTACGCTGACGACCCCGACTGCCGCGGCCATCAAGGCAGCATTCCCCCAAGCCGTTGCCGGCACCAGCTTTCAGCTGGTTGTCATCAACAGCGGCTCCAACCACAACGTCACCATTGCCGGTGGCACTGACGTGACCGTGGTGGGTGTGGCAACCGTGGCTCAATATGCCAGCAAGGTGTTCGTGGGTTACTTCGTGACCGCCTCGACCATCAAGCTGTTTGGCTTGGGCTCTGTCGCCGCCGCCCAGTCCTGACGTTACGCGTCTGGATACATGGCCCCGCCGCAAGGTGGGGCTTTTCACTATTAAGAGTTTTGATGCCATGAGTATGCACGCCTTTCGCCGTCTGCGGGAGCAGGAAGCCGCCGCCCGCGTCGCCGCGGCCAACGCCCCGGCGCCCACCCCAGCCAGCGAAAAAGGCGACGAGCTAACGGCGCCAAAGCGGACGCGCCGGAGCAAGGAGAGCGCAACGACCCTTGCGGAAAACTAGGTAAAAGCCGGTCTCGCCCTGACCGCCGGAGCTAATCATGTCTGACGAGCCGATTAGGTATGTAGCCGCCGACGGTCAGTCGGAGTACGTGACGGCTTCGACGCCACTCCCGGTCAACATCGGCAGCGCCACGCTGAGCGTGACCGCAGACGGCGTCGAGATCAAAAACGACAGCGGCAATCCGGTGCCCGTTTCGGGCACGGTCAATGTGCTGACTGGTCTTGAGATCCCGGACCACGACTACATCGCCCTGAGCTACACGGGCGACAACCTGACCGGCGTGGTCTACAAGACAGGCGGCTCCGGCGGCACCACCGTGGCCACGCTGACGCTGGCGTATTCAGGCAGCCAGCTCACCTCCGTTACCAAGAGCTGAGCCATGAGCGTCACCTTTAACCCGTTTACCGGGAACCTCGATTTCAACGACACCACCAAAGCAGCTGGATCGGACACGCAGGTCCAGTTCAACGATGGCGGCAAGCTGGGCGGTGATTCTGGCCTGGTCTTCAACAAGACCACGAACAAGCTGACCGCAGGCGGCGACGTAGAGCTGAACGACGGTGGCAGCTTCACCACCACGCTGCAAACCGTCACCCCCACCGCTAACCGCACAATCTCGTTCCCGGATGCCACTGGCACCGTCGGACTCGTAAGCGGCAGCTCTCAGCAGCTCGTCTACAACAACGCTGGCGCTTATGCCGGGGTCAGCACGATGACCTTTGACGGCACCAGCGTGACGCTGGCTGGCCGCCTGATCAACAGCTACACCAGCCTGGCCTCCAGCCCCGCCAAGGTCTTCACCGGCACTTGGTTCACGGGTGGCACTAGCACCACGACCAAACCGCACTTCCTGATTGAGCCCAGCGGCGCCACGTCCACCGCCTGGAGCACCAGCGGCACGGGCCTAGGCGTCAATGCGGCGAGTGGGTTTGCTGGGCGGCTGCTGGACTTGCAGCTCAACGGCACAAGCCGGGTTGTAGTAACTGGCGCTGGTAGCGTCGGGGTAGGTACTGCCAGCCCTGCCAGTAATTTACACGTTCAAGGAACAGACGCTTATCAGTATTTACAGTCAGGAACGGTAAATGTTGCCGCAGTATGGTTTGGCGATACAGATGCCAATGGGCAAGGTCGTATTGAGTATTTAAACTCAAACGATAATATGCGTTTCTTTGTAAACGCTGCCGAACGCTTCAGGTGCGATAGCTCAGGGCGCCTACTAGTTGGGACTACAAGTGATGCCGGTGGTGCTCTTTTACAAGTAAACGGCGACCGGGTTCGTATTGCTACCGCCAAAACCCCAGTGTCTGCAACAGCCACCGGCACTGCTGGTGAAATTTGCTGGGACGCCGACTACATTTACGTCTGCACCGCAACCAATACTTGGAAGCGGTCTGCCATTTCTACCTGGCCCTAATCATCATGGCTTCTTTCACAATCACAATTGACGACACCCTGGCCCCCGGCATCATTGCCACGGCCTCCCTTGAAGGCAAAACGCCTGAAGAGGTTGTAGGGGAGTACGCCACCAGCATGGCCACCAAGGTGTGCCAAGACCTCAAGGTCGGTCCCTATTACGTCGGCCCCATCCCGCCCCAGTTCAACGCTGATGGCAGCCCCTACGTCGCACCAGTCGTAGACAACGACACTAATCCTGGGGGTGACGTATGACGCTCCTGATGCGCCCTGGTTATGGAGGCGCTGCTGTCTCGGACCCTGATGCCCAGGCGTACCTCCAGGCCGTTGAGGTGGCCGACAACCAAGCACTGGAGCAAGGCGTCCAACAAGCCGTCAACCAGTTCGTGATCGGCTGCAAGGCGGATGGTATCTGGAGCGCCATTAAGGCCAGTTGCATTCTTGCTGGGGCGCGGACGTTGACCGGAGCGCTGATTCCGCTGGCTGGCACGGCCCCTACAAATGTCAACTTTGTTTCAGGTGACTATAACCGTAAGACTGGGCTGGCAGGGGATGGCAGTACAAAATATCTGAACAGCAATAGAGCCGCTAACGCTGACCCTCAGAATAATTGTCATTTAAGTGTCTATAGGTCTTCGAGCGAAGCTCACATAGATAAAACATTTATTGGATCTTTTAACTCTACATCTGGATCTTATTTGGACTTTAGAGGCTCTACGTTTAATGTTTGGCGTCTTGTCACTTCTGCAACTGCAGGAATTAATGTGTCGCTTCCCTCCACTGCCAGCGGGTTTTTTGGAGCATCAAGGACGGCAGCCGCAGCGCATACCGGCAGAATGAACGGCACAACTCTCTCTGGTGTAGATGGTTCGGCTGTGCAGGGGTCTGGATTTAATCACCTCGTTTTTGGGAGGTGGAACGCAGTGAGCAGCATTGTTGATAACTACAGCACAGCCCGCCTCGCCTTCTACAGCATCGGCGAATCCCTGGATTTAGCCAAACTCGATACACGAGTCTCCGCCCTCATCACAGCCTTCGGAGCAGCCATCCCATGACCGACACAGTAACTTTTAACACTAGGAGGTGGCAGCCATGAGCCCGATCTACGTCCCGGGGAAGGTGGTGCTGGCTAAGACCTACGTCGGCCTTGATGACCCCGACGCTGCTGCTTACATTGCTGCCGTAGAGGCCGCTGATGAGGCTGCATCGCCTAGCGTTGGTGCGCTGGAGACTGCCACAAAGGTGGCGATCCACAGCTTCGTCAAGGGATGCAAGAACGACGGCATCTGGCCAGCGATCAAGGCTAGTTGCATTTTGGCTGGTGCAAAAACCAGACTTGGCGCAATGGTACCGCTAGTGGGTGCTGCGCCAACATCGTTCAACTTCGTTGACGGCGATTACAACCGCAAGACGGGTCTAGTGGGAAATGGCTCGACCAAGTATCTAGACAGTAACCGAAATAACAATGCTGATCCGCAAAACAGCAGCCATAATGCTTTTTATTTGACAACCGCGCCAAGTGGCACGTATCGACTCATGGGTGCAGGAGCCGGCGACACCGGTAGCAACCTCATATCAGGTAGCACAGTATTTGTAACGACCCGAAACCGTACATCGGTCGGAACCGCTCTTGCTACTAACATCGCAGCACCTTCGCTTATCGGCACCTCGCGACAGAGTGGCGGTTCATATGTTGCCAGATGCGCCGGAGTGTCAGAGTCTATTGCAGCCGCATCTCAATCATTGTTTAGCGGAAACATACTGATTTTCCAGTCAGCAAGCACTTATGCCAACGCCCGCCTCGCCTTTTACTCCATAGGCGAATCCCTTGACCTCGCCCTGCTTGACACCCGCGTCACCGACCTGATCAACGCCTTCGGAGCGGCCATCCCATGACTTACCTCCTAGACACTGCCACTACGATGCCGACGGAGGTGTTGCGATGAGCTGGTTAATTACCCCCGGCTGGTCGCCTGCTGACGCCGATGCAGCGGCCTACATCACTGCTGTTGAGACAGCCGACAACCAAGCGCTTGAGAATGGCGTCAAGGTGGCCATTGATAACTTTGTGCTTGGGTGCAAGGCGGATGGGATTTGGTCTGCCATCAAGGCCAGTTGCATCCTTGCTGGTGCGCGTACTCGGCTTGGTGCGTTGACTCCGCTAGTGGGCACTGCCTCAACTAGCTTTAACTTTGTTGATGGTGATTACAACCGAAAAACTGGGTTGGCCGGAAATGGTTCCAATAAATATTTAGATAGTGGAAGGCTGGGCAACGCAGACCCTGAAAACAACTTTCATGGCGCCGTCTATGCGAGCACTGTTGATTTAGGTGGAATGTACATGGGGTCGGGAACCAGTGGGGCGCATACCATTCAGATGGGCGCCAGAAGTGATCTAATTCGTTGCCAAAGCAATGTAACAACCGCAGCGGTTTCTGCATCGACTGGGCTTGTGGCTGTAAGCAGAAGTCAGTCGTCTTTCTTCCTGCGGAGAGCAAGCGGTGCAACTGCAACTTTGTCGGTCGCTTTTGCTGGACGATCAAGTGGCAACATACTGCTGTTTGCACGGGGAGTATCTGGCACGCCAGATACTTTAAGCAACGCCCGCCTAGCCTTCTACAGCATGGGCGAATCCTTAAACCTTGCTCTACTTGACGCCCGCGTCACCACGCTAATCAACGCCTTTGCGGCAGCTATTCCATGATTGAAATTGACGATGTAAAGCCGTGGCTGACCGGGCTGGTAGTTGTTTTAGTCACCGGCCTCGCTTGGTATTTTCTGCTTCAGCACGGCAATGCTCGCATTGAAGCAAGCTGTAATTCCGGCGGTGGCAAAGTGCTTCAGCGCCCTGGCCAAGTGAGCTATTGTCTACAGCCCTCGTAGTGTCCCCGTCTAATCCCATGAACCGCCAGCTAGAAATCACCTCTGCCGCTGTGGCCCTGCTGGTGACCCTGGTTGGCGGGACCGTGGCGATTGAAAACCGCTATGCCAAAGCACAAGACGTAGAGCAGCAGCTCAACAGCCTCTACGCCAAACAGCTCAAGACCCGCATTCTCGAATTACAGCTCAAACCACCGGCC